CGTTGGGCGGGGACGACGGTGAGCCTTCGCGATATCTCTTTGAGGACTTCGCCAGGATCAACCGTCAGAGCGGCCTTATCGCTCCGGACGCTCAGCTTCGCTCCCGGCTGCCCTAGGTGAAAGGCCACGGTCGCGATGTTTTCTTCAAGGAACTGACGTTCCGTTGCGGCATCTTGCCGTAGCTCGGGGTTGTCAGGATAACACTGGCGGGGTGCGACATCAGTCATGGGCGGGCGCCTTCATTGCATCGACCGCCTTGAGCACCTTCGCTTTGAGATCCTCGTAACTGTGCGCGTCGGTCCAGCCGATCCGCTTGTGAAGCTGCTTGTCACCGTTCCAGACCGGCCCGATGTGCTCGGCCCGCGTGGCGTTTCGGATGCGCGCTTCCCATTGCAGGAAGTAATCCGCCGCAGTCGGAATATCGTCGGCCGCTCCGGCGGGGGCGTCATGGGGCGAATGTGCCGGAGCGGCCGGTCTCACCGCGCTGGGTGATCGTGAAAGCAATTCATCTGCACTGCGCTGGTCGTGATGGATCGGTGGCGCGTCGGAGAATTCGCCCTCGATCAGCACGCCTTTGTCCGGGCTGATCCACGCCGGCGCGCCTTGTTCGTCGACCGCCTCGTCCATCCGCGCGGCCTGCTGCATAATGTTGAGCGGCATGGATCGCGCTAACCGGCGCTTTGCCGTCTTCTGGCACATCGCGGGAAAGCCAATGGCAGGATCGTTCCATGGACTATCCGAGCGCTTTGCGCCCGGAGATCTTCCCTTGACCGCCATAAGCTCGTCCATGTCGAGAACTTCAACCACCGCAGGACGATCGAGCGATTGAGCGCAGGCCCACGCGTGGGTGATTTTGCCCTTGCTGCCCTTCGGCTTGTGGCGGACGTAGGCGGCGCTGCCGAGTTGATAGTCGAACTCGTCGCCCTCGCGCACGACGTTGCCCGTGATCGTGATACCGGAGCGCGCGGCGAGGGTGGTGTAACCCTTGTAGCCGATGACAAGCTGCGCCTTTCCCTTGAACGGGATCAGGTAGGCTTGTCCGGTCACGCCGTCGACCTCGAGGCCGAGACATGCTGCCGACATCGCCGCGTTGAAAATACTTTGTCGGTCGCACTGGAGCAGCATGGGAAGGCGCTCGACCGATATCATGACGGTCCGCATCAGGCGCTCGACCGGCATGGTGCGGCCAAGGACCTGGGCGAAGTACGGCGCCAGAGGCTTCATTTGGGTTTCAAGGATTGCGAGCTCAGTTGCCACCGAACGCTCCATCGATTTGCTGCGGGATGTGCGACTTGATCGAGACCGTCGTGATCTCGCGCGCGGGGCTAGCCTTGTAACGGCTGATGCCGACCTTGCGCGTCACGCGGATGCCCTGCGGCAATTCGATCTCATCGGCGTCTTTGAGAAGGCCGAGGAGTTTTGCCTTCGTACCCTCCTCGGCCTTCTCGGCCGCGAGCCGCACCGTGCGCTGATAGTCGGCGTCGACGACGGCCTGCGCCAGTCTGGTCGCCTCGACCTCGCCGAACTTCTCGACCGCGTTGATGATCTCGCCGGTCGGCTTGGCGAAGATTTGCTTGAGCAGCGGCACCTCAACCGGCGATCCGAACGGTTCCGGCTCGCGGCCGGCAAGAATGTCATCGAAAAACTGCTGCGCCTCGTCCTCGAACGTCGCCCACAGGTCCGGCATAGGCTTGCGCTGGAAATAGGTCATGTCGCCGCCGCACCACAGCGCGATCACGCCCCATTCGAACGGCTTCACGCCGTTGCCGACATACATCTGTTGCTGAAGCTGGATCTCATGCTGACGGGGAGGGGTTTTGCCGCCGTCCCATTCCTGCATGAGGATTTTGTAGTCGAAGCAGCACTTGGTTTCGAGCGCGCCAGGGCCGCGCTGGGGATCGTAAATGTCGGCGTCGCGGGAGCAGCCAAGCAGTCCGCGGCGCATGTAGACCTGCGATCCGTCGGGCTTGCGGTTGGTGGTAACCTCAAGGTGAAGATCGGCCGCCGCCTGCTCCAATAGCAGCGGCTCCATTTTTGTGCCCCAGTCCAGACGGTTGTGATCCGGGCCGGGCGCCTCGATGCCCTTCGCAAACCGCTGGAACAGCATCCATTTCGTCACGTAAGGCGAAACGCCGAGCAGGCCGGACATTTCGGTCGCGCTGATGGTTTGGCGTTTTGGATCAGGCATGAACTTCCTCCGCGATCGTGCGCGCATGCAGTCGATTGCGCCGCGCCAGTTCGTTGAAAAACACGTTGGCGGACCGCCGCTCGATCTCGGCGCACGGGTCGCAATACATCCGGCGCTTGGTGCGCTGGAAATACGCGAACAGCCGGTCGCACAGCTTGCAGACGGACTGCGCGGGGCGGGGCGGGTCAAAGCCGCGCTTCATGCGATCGCCCTCACGACGAGGTACACGCCGAGCCAGCCCCAGAAGTTGATGATCAGCGCGAGCCTCATACCGGCACCGGGGTTGCCATGATGATGACGATTGCCATCGCGCAGCCTATCATCAGCGTGACGCATACGGCCTCGACCAACACCGGGATGGCGATCTGGGCGATCTCGACGGACTCAGGCTTTCGCATTGTCGCCCCCGAAGATGATGTCGACGGGCTTCACGAGCGCCGCCTCGATCAGCGCAAGCCGGCGCACCGCGTCATCGTGCAGCGCGCAGGCAACCTTCATGTCGGCGTATTGGTCGATCAGCTTCGCGCCGGTGGCGAAGTTCGGCGTCAGCTTGACCAGCGCCGCGATGTCCTCGGCCGTGCTGAGCGGCCGCTCGATCCGGTCGATGGGCGGGAAGTCGTGCTTGCGATGATCTCGCGCGTGGTCGTTGATTTGGTCTTGGGTCGCGCGGTTCATGCCTGCACCGACAGCTTGGCGGCGAACCGTTCAATCATCCGGTCGATCGCGAGTGGCACATCGGGGCCGTTGCGGACCACCTCGATTTCGTGGTCGTCGTCATCGTCGGCGATCGTGAGGCTGACGGTCGAATAGTCCGAAAGCATCTCGCATTCGAAGCGGAAGCCGCGATCGATGATAGCTTGGGCTTTCGCCGCGACGTCATCGGGCCGGTCAATGGTGACCGGCTCTTTGCGTCCGTTCGGCATCAGGTATTGGGTGAAGGGGATATCGGCCATGTCGGTCTCCGTTGCTGGAAACCGTTCTACACCCTAGCGGGTTAAACTGTCAACCCTCTAGCGGGTTAAAAGTTGCACCTCAGCTTGGCCCGACCCGATAATGCGGCAGTAACCCTGATCCGGCGGCGCTGCCGGCTGCCATTCGCTCTTGATCCCCGCGGCCAAGTCCTCGTTGCGTTTCCGCTCGCCGGGGACTGTACGAGTGCCGTTGCCGGCTGGGATTTCTGAGATGCCGGTGACGAACAGATATCTGCAATATTTGACGATTTCGTCCTGCTCCGGACAGCAGGTAGCTCCGCGGACATAGAAATTCGGCCCCACATAGACCCCGCTGTCCAGCGCATAGAGTACGGCTGCGCCGAAGGCGATAGCGGCTATGGCAGCGGGCCAGACCCTCATGACGGATCCTGCCGACCCACCACCCGATGCGCGATTGTCCACAGGCCGCGCGAGAGCGTGAAATCGTGCCTTGGGTTGAATTGTGTGACGTGCCACGTGTCGGCGGTAGCTCGGCGCAGGCGCTTTATCGTTGCGCGCGGCTCGCCGGACTTTTCCGCATAGAAAATATAGGGCTTCCCAGCGATGAAAGGCATATTCGGGTTCACCACCGCGACCTGGCCCGGCTCAAAGTCCGGGATCATGGATTCCCCGACCACGTACATCCCGTAGGCCCCTTTGACTCGCAGGACCTCTATCGGCCGCGGCCACCAATCCACAGGATCCGCCGATCGGATAATCTCGCCAGGACCGCCCTCGGCAGCCGTATAGATCGGAAAATCCCTATCGGCGCCGATCTGGGTCACAGGGGGCAGGGAAGGCCGCACAGGCTCGGCGCCGGTGGAGTAGCTTTCATCCAGTTCGGACAAGCCAACGCGCAGGGCACCCGCTATTCGCGGCAGAAACCGGGAATTTGCTACTTCCTCGCGTTCGATTCGATCGATCGTCGATTGCGTGGTCTTTGCTGCAACTGCGAGATCGTCCTGAGACATGCCGGCGGCTTCTCTCAACCTGCGGACGTTTTCACCAATGGTTCCCATGGAACCCGTTATACCCGTGCGCGGGTAGTGTTGCACGACCCTTTCAGGGGTATTGACGTAACCCTCTAGCGGGTTTATGGAGAAGTCCATGGATCAGCACCCTCAAATCGCCCGAGCTATCGAAATCTGCGGTTCCCAACCGGTTCTCGCTGAAAAGCTGCGGTGCCGGCAGCAAACGATTAGCAAGATGCTGAATCTCGAAATTCCGGTTTCGGCCGAATATGCCCTCCTGATTGCCGACGCCACCGGCGGCACAGTGACCGCAGCCGCACTGCGCCCCGATCTTCCATGGCCGTCACCGGCCACCCAGCCAAATCACGAAAGCCACGACGATCAGGACGCCCATGGCGATGACGGTGCGCCGGCCCATGCGGGTGAGGTGATCTCGTGAGGACATTTCAAAATTCCAGTTTTGTAAGCGTTGCGTCGAGTGGGGCGAGTTCATGCGTACTGTTTACGAGCGAGAGATCGCGAATGCCGCAAAAATCGAACGCGCGATCGTGCAGGGCACTGCACGTTTGTGCAATCCGGCATTCGGACGCGCCTGCAAAGGCGTCTGGCCGATCAAGACCGCTGAAACGCTTGCTGCGCTGGTTGGGTGCGCGGTTCGGACGGCGGCCTACGAGATATCCGGCGAACGAGAACCATCCGCCCGCTCCGTCGCAGCCCTCATCAGTGAAATCACCAAGCGCCCGTAGGCGCCGGCCGTTCTAGTAATTTCTGCGTGGCGCGGCGGCAGCCTTATGCCGCCAACTATTGAGCGCCACGATGACCTTCGAACCGCTGATTCCGATGAGCTACGAGGTGATCGTCGCCGATCCGCCGTGGCGATTCCGCACGTGGGGCGAGCACAATCAGGCAAAGTCGGCGAGCAAGCATTATGACCTGATGCAGACCAACGATATCGCGGCGCTGCCTGTCGGGTCGTTGGCGCAACGCGACTGTATCATGCTTCTGTGGGCAACGGGCGCGATGCTGCCGCAAGCCTTCGATTGCATGAAGGCGTGGGGGTTTACCTACAAGTCGATGATGGTCTGGCGCAAGACGACGCCGAACGGCAAGGTTCGCGTGGGCACGGGCTATTGGGCGCGCTCGATGCACGAACAGATTTTGATCGGGTCGATCGGCAAGCCTCCGAAGTTCTCGGCATTCCCTTCGCTCTTTGATGGAATCGCTCGCGAACACTCGCGGAAACCTGATGAGTTTTACACCCTCGTTGAAAAGCACACGGCCGGACTACGCCGTGCTGATCTTTTCTCCCGACAGAATCGCGCGGGGTGGGATGCGTTCGGCGATGAATCCGGAAAATTTCAGGAGATTGCCGCATGACCACGCTCCCCAACCCGTTCATCCAGTTTGCCGAGGTCAAACCCTCCTCGGCAATCAGCGCCGCCGCGCCTTCGCCCCCTGCCTCCCAGGATGGCGCGGCGGCCAGCAATTCACGTTCCGCGCTGGAGGCAGCAATGCCTGCGGAATCGGCCGCTGGCCCCGTTTTAGCTGATTCACGGGACCCGGCGGCCGACCAATTCCAATCCCCCATGGCCATGGAGGTGATCGAGGAAGCGCCGGCGGTGCCACCGAACACCATCGCCGGCGCGACCGATCATATCCACGAGATTTTCCATTTCGCGCGGAAGCTGGCGGCGGATGATCACCGCTTCGTCTTGGACGAGGCGGCGTTTTGCGAGGCTATCGAGCCACCGCCGCTGTTTTTGCAGAGGGCGGCGGAATGAACACCTCGCCGTCCATGGCGGACGCTCCATTTCATTGCCCGCCCGATGTGGTGGTCGATTTGCCGTTCCCGCCGTCGATCAACAGGATCTGGCGCGCCGCTGCGGTCATCAAGAGCGGCAGCCAAAAGGTTTATCTCGCGCCGACCTACAAAGTCTGGAAGTCCGAGGCCGACGCGCTGCTGATGACGCAGCGGGGCTGGATGATGCGCCGGCTGACCGGTGAGTTTGCTGCCCAAATTGATCTCTGCCCGCCCAAGGGCCACGTCCGCGGCGATCTCGACAACCGGATCAAGGCCGTCCTGGATTTTCTCCAGCGTGCCACGATCGTCGCCAACGACAAGCACTGCCAGCGCGTCATGGCTCAGTGGGTGAAGCCGGAACAGGCGCCGCACGGCTGTCGTGTGATCGTGACGCCGATCGGAATCAGCACCATGGCTGAGGTGCTTCAGCGTGCTGTGGAGCGCGCATGATCGCCGAGCTCGTCGCCAAATTGATCGCCACAGGGACGCCGCCAGAGGTGGCTGCCGTGGTGGTCGCCGAGGCGTATGCAGCAGGTGCTTCGGCCGTTACGTTGCGTGACAATCCGCGTGACGAACGTGACGAACGAAGGCGTGAAACTGACCGTCTCAGGCAGCAACGATGGCGTGACCGTCACGCTATGTCACGTGACAATCGTGACAATCCGCGTGACGTAACGAACGCCTCTCTCTCTAAGCAAGAAAGATTAGAAAGTAAGTCTTTAGAGAAAGAGGCATCCAAGCGTCCGTCACGCGGACAGCGCTTGCCCGACGATTGGGCGCCGAGTGCTCCGGATCAGGTTGTCGCCGACGAACTGATCGGCCCCGAACGCAGGCGCGACGAACTCGCAAAATTCCGAGACCACTGGAAGCAACAGCCAGGCAGCAAGGGCGTGAAGCTCGATTGGGACGCTGCATGGCGCAACTGGATTCGGCGAGCAGCCGAGTACGGAGGAAATCGCAATGGGCACCGAAATCTCAACGCGCCGCGTCGATCTGCAAGCTCTGACTTCTTCGCCGGAATTGCTGGCGTTGCGGCGGATATCGCTGGGAACGGTGCAACATCCGGGGATGCCGGCCCGGAAGTACCTCTCGGGCGGGTTAACATTGACGGCTGACGAGCGCATGCGCATCGAGGCAAAGGTGCGCGATTTGCGCATGGTGATGGAGTCCGACGACGGTCAGGACAACCAGAAAGCCCGGCTGGCCCTGATCGCGAACATGCTGATGGCCTATCCGATGGCCGGAGGCAGCGAGGAATCGGGCAGGGCGCGCGCCACCGCGTATCTAGCCGCACTCGACGATGTGCCGCCCTGGGCAATCGCGGACGCGGTACGGCGCTGGCACCGCGGCGAAGGCGGTGGTCGGGATGCCAACTATCGGTTTGCGCCGGCGCCGGCCGAATTGCGCTATTCCGCGAAGCAGATATTGCAGCCGGGGCTGCAAACCGTGGCTCACCTGCAAGATATCCTCGGTGCGCTGACGATCGAGCGCGCGATGGATCCCACACCGATCGAGGATGCGCGAGCGATCACACCGAGGCTGCGTGCCGTATGAGCAACGCGACCGAGACATACGAGCGCATCACGAGCGGATTTGTGAACCTGCTCGGGCGTTTGCGTGGGAACGACGACTATTCCGACGTTCCACGGCGGATCATGCTCAACACGATAGCCCGCGAGCGAGCCCAGGAGCGCACCAGGAAGGAATATGCCGCGATTGGCATGGTGCCGCCCTCCGATCTCGCACTGAGCATCACGGCTCGACGCGCGATGGCGGAAGTGAACGCCGAACGAAATAGGACGCTGGACGTCGACCTGCCAGCCGATGAGCCGGCGCGGGAGGTGGGATGAACGCGCAAACGCCATACGAGCTCTACCGCGTCATCACCGATTACGAAGCTCTGCAGGACGGGTTTCTGGATCGGATTGAGGATCTGGAGACGACGTTCGAGCAAATCGAGATGGCCGGCGAACTGCCGAAGGGATACGCGGCCAAATTGCTGATGAAATCGCAGAAGCGCGTGGTCAAGGCGCTCGGACCGCACAGCCTGGGCAAGATGCTCAAGGGCACGGGATTGGTGCTGGCGCTGGTGGTGGACGATGCGCGGTTTGCGCCCGTGAAAGAACAGTTGGCAAAGCGTCGGCGCCGGAATCAACCAGCCAACGCTGGTTCAGTTCGGCCGACGTGGTTGTTCAAGGGCAAAAAGGCCCGTGAAATGGGCAAAAAACGCTTCTCCTTGATGACTGATTTGGAACGGCTGCGGCACCAGCGCAGGGCTGGAAAAGCGAGTGCTCGAGCACGCCGGCGCAAGGCCATGGCCAACGGTGCGTTGCTGGCACAAGTAGGTCAGCCATCATCAGGCGATGGAACGATCGCTGCGCCACGCGAATGTTAAATGGTTCTCGACCAAGCAAAAGCCGCGCGGCCGCAATCGCCGCTCACCCATGCAGCTTGTCGCGCTGCGAATGCACGATCTCGCAACCCTGTTCCGCAGCCGATATGGGGTCGAACTGCCAGATGATGATGCCGGGCGTGATGATTTGGCCGTGGCGCTCAACCATCTGGCCTGCCTCGCCCATCCCCGCGGACATATTACCAACTGGATCGATCTGTGGGCACCATGGCTCACCGCGAAGGAGCAGCGCGAGATTGTCCCGCCGATCCTCGCCAATCCCCAACGCTGGAAGGCCGATGCTCTCGCCTGGCGCCTGCGGCTGACAATGGAACAGCGGACCATGCTCGGAATCACCACGATCGGCGCGGTCGACATGAACAAGGGTGCGCGGACCAAGCGACGAAAGCAGAAGGATCGCGACCGCAAGGCCCTCAAACGCAGAGCCAAGGGCGTGAAGCCGCGCAAGGTCTATGAGGGCCAATCACTCAGCCGCGCCAAGCCATGGGAAGCCGAGGGCATCAGCAGGCGAACGTGGTATCGTCGTCAAAAAGCACTTGTGCCACATGGCACAGGTCCGGCTACAGCATAAGGCTATATATTGCTGTAGATGAAGTTGTGCCAAACGCCAGCCAAGCACCACCATCGCCAAGCCATCTGACTGTCAGCGAGGGAAGCATGAGCGAGGATATATTCTGCGGCATCAGCCTTGACCCATGCGAGATCGCAAAGGGCCTGCGCGACGGCACAATTCGCCTCACAACGGCCGATGATGCAGCTCGAACACCATTGGTGAATGCCTATCTGCGTGAGGTCGAAAAGACATTGGCAGCTCATCATGAGCATAAGTGAGTTAACAGCCGATTTGAGAACTATATGCATGCAATCTATTTGTTCACTCTCAGCGTAAGATCGCACGTTCCTGATGTGGGAATATAATATCGAGCAATATCAATGTTATAGCTGATGCGTGTGTCAGTCATGTGCCAGGTCGAGCGATTGGCGCGAGGCATTCAGCGGCAAGGGCCATTGAAATCGTTGGGAAAAGACCGGGGTGGGGTGGGGGTGGGGGGAGGATCTGTCGGCCGTCGTCATCGCGACATCCCCTTCATCTAACGCGGCTTTCCCTGAAAATACGGGCGGCCGGTTTTGAAAATTCCGGTTTGTGTGACGGTGCGTTGTTCGGCGGGGCTTCCCGTCTAACAAGTTACCATGGCCTCCGATCTGATAAATCCCGGCGATTTGCCTGAATACGGACCTGCGATGCAGGCGCTGAGTCCGATGATGCGGGCTTTTGTGCTGGCGGTGCTTGACCAGCGGCGCCGGAACAACACGGCTGCGGCGCGAAAGGCTGGCTACACCAACAGCGAGGTTGGGTTTCGGGTCACCGGCCACCGGTTGGCGCACGATGCGCGCGTGATTGCGGCGTTGCATGAGGAGGCTGGCAAGCGGATGGAGACTGCGGCACACATCGCCGCGGGCGTGGTGGTCGATGTCATGACCAGCCCGGACGCCGAAAACAAGGACCGGCTGAAGGCGGCCGGGATGATACTCGACCGGACCGGCTACGGCGCCTCGCAGACCATCAACGTGAATAAGACCGTGGTCCGGAAGATGGATTTGCCGGCAGCGGCGGCAAAGATAGCCGAGTTCCGGCAGAAGTTCCCGGAGCATTTCGCGCGGATCGTTGGCGGCGACGCGCCGGCGGCTGTGATCGAGGGTGAATTCACCGAGGTGGCGAAGTGAGGGTCGAGCCGACCCCGGAAGAACTTCAGGCCTTTACCGAGGCGATCAGTGCCATTGAGTATGCCGAGACCTATGAGCGATTCAAATCGTTCAAGCCGCATCCGAAACAGAAACTGCACCTCGATCTTGGTCTGACCAAGCGCGAGCGGCTGCTGATGGCGAACAACCGCGGCGGCAAGACCGAGACCGGGGCGTTTGAGGCGGCGTGCCACCTGACCGGCGACTATCCGGACGACTGGAACGGCAAGCGGTTTGAGCAGCCGACCATGGGGTGGATATGCGGCGAGACCTCGCTTTTGGTGCGCGACGTGCAGCAGAAGAAGCTTTGCGGTACGCCCGACGTCGAAAGCCTGTTCGGCACCGGGATGATCCCGAAGGACA